CAATTAATCCTACTGATCCAAATAGATTAGAAATTGCCGGACCTGTGTCTTTTTCGAGTAATGTTCATTTCTTTGAAAATTGTGAGTTGTTTGATTTTAAAACATTCACATTCAACAAAGGAGCATTTCTTAAATTTTTTGGAAAGGATATGGAAGAAGCACATCACTCCGACGGAACTATAGGATGTAATATACACGGCCAGCCAGGTTTAAATATAGTAGGTGTAGGAAAACGTAGACGCACATATGTATGGGGAGATGTCAATCTTCTGCACGGCGATTTAAATACAAGCGTTGTAAATACACATGACCTTGTCGTTGACACCTTAAAAGGTCGTGCTTGGAAAGACAACCTGATAAATCACATTAGACTCGAAAATAATTTAGTCTTTAAATATGATAATGATAGAACAAAAATTGACAGCTCAGGATTCACTGCAAAAGGAGGAGTTATAACTACACATGACCTTTACGTCGACACCTTAAAAGGTACTGCTTGGTCTTTCGATCCTAATCGGCAAAATAATATTCGACTCCAAGATAATTTAGTCTTCAGATACGATAATATTGGTACTTTAATTAATAGCTCACATCTTGACCAACACGTTCTCTCACTTCATGTTGCTGGTAGAAGATGACAACTTATAATGACATTGTAAATTATGATGATCCCCGCCTCAGAGGAATGGACAAAAAATATCACTGTTGGAATGATGTCCCAGAAACATATTATTTCTTAAAAAAAATTATACCCTTAAAAATCTATACCCTAAAAACATCGTAATAATGATTCAACATATTATCAATATCGTTCTGATTGATCTCAACTGTTCCCTTTTGTACTTTTAATTGATCGTTAATGAATTTCAATCTCACGTAGTTCGGATCATCAAAACATATTCCACTCGATTTAATGTATTCTTCTGTTATTTTTTTTTTATAGTTCTTTCGTGTATCTGCAAACAGGGTGCTATTTAATAACTTGCCAACACCGCAAGTGATTGTAGTGGGATGATCAACACACACTGCCTCTTTAGAAACAGGCTGATGTCTCTGTGACTTGATGAAAGCATCATATTTGGTATCATCTAAATACATGCCCTCGTTGCACTTTATTTCATCTTTTGTCAAGTGTGGTTTGCACTTCCTTGTGAATTTGCTACGAATGTTCAAGTCTTTCTCAGAATAATAATAGCTATTTATCTTATCCAAATCCTTAGGAACTTTAGTTTTAGCCGTATGTATTTCATCACAATCCGCGATCTTAGCGATCTTATTGTGCGTAAAAGAAATAGTGCTTTTCTTACCTTCATTTAGGTCTATTTCACCATTAAATGGCTCCACCACATCAGTTATGAACATCCATTTCATATCGTTTTTATTCTTATTCATATAAAATATTTAATGTCTGTGCTACACCTAATATTTTGTATGAATATTATTTAGAGCACATCTGGCTCATCCACCTCTGGCTTAGGAACATATTCAGGGTCTGTATAGAAGAATTCAAGCTCAAACACATTCGGAGACGTCTCATATCTCGCGATGTGATTGATATTCGTATCTTTATCATTAATCATATTTGAGAATTCCTTTTGTAATTTGTTTTCATAGTCAAACAATTTCACAGTGCCCTTAAACTCACTGTTGGTATTTATGATGATCTTCTTAAAAGATACAGGAGGATTAAATGTCTTATTAAAAGAATATTGTAAGTTTGGATGTTCATTTACTTTATTAGATGTATCGTATGTGATAATATTATATGTATTACTTCTTAACGTATTTATAACATCCAATCTGTATGTTTCATATCCGAAAAAAGAACACTTATTGGTCTGTGCGTTAAAATCAATACCCAAACAACCCTGTCTGGCATCACACAAATTCTTACAATCATTATATGATCGCACAAGCGTATTGTCATCATGTATGCGAGGTAATATCTTATTAGTCTTGCCATAATTTTCACTGGACTCACACACTACCTGTGCAGCGGACTTCTTATTCAAATGTTTAGCTTCACATGCGATGTTATTATAATTTTTACACGCAAAATTATCTACAGGATCATAATACTGAGTTTCATAATTGCAATCTTTTAGATTCGCATTATAAATATTACATTTATTAATCTCCACAATATCTTTCTGTTCGCAGTGTAAAATAATAGAAAGGTTCTCTAACACAATCGAATAATTTCCAGAATCGGCAAATAAAACGATGTTATCATACTCATTATTGAAGATGTCGAACGCATTAAAGAACGTTTCTTCTGTATTAGTTTCACCATCAAAACGTTTTTCTATGGGATAGTTTAATTTATTGATGACGTGTCTTGCTATAATCTCCTTATTCTTTTTCTTAATCACTATCATAGGTTTAGTCTTGAGAAAAAAGGCATTTGTGATTGACAACGCGGTAGGTGTGGTAATGACGTCATCGGTAGATTTGCAAGTATATTTAATTGATAAAGCCACACATTTAGCGAATCCTTTCATAGTAAAATTATTAAGTTTTGTATATTTATACTCAGCGCTCGTCGAATTCTCTCTCAAAGATAGGGACCCTACATTAAATGTCATATCATGTTTATACGTGACGTTGCAGGGATTACACTCTCTGTCTGTTACGTTTATCCATTTCTCAGGTAAAAGATATTTCTGCATAGGTTCAGTTTTGACCACCACGCAATTTTTAGTCACAGGTTGTTTATTAGCTGGATGACCGTCTCTATACCATAAATCAGGATTATTAAATTCGAAATTTAATTTATATTTATCGCTTTCACTCTCATATTTATATTCAATTTTACTAATAAGCACATCCTCTATTGGATTTTTGCTATCTAAAACACAATCTTTTGTATTAATTGTTATGATAGATTTCTTAGGATCACTTATTGGATCCACGAAATTTACCCTATTATATTCATTAGCGGATTCATCTTTCTGATAGAATTTTTTATCAGTCAATTTTGAACAATCTGAGTCACAAATCGTGATTAGTAGTTCCCTCAACGAAGCCTTTGTCTTCCCTATAGTATGAATATATGGCATATATTGAAATCTCTTCGTCTCTTCCAGAGTGATTTCCTTAGGTGCAATCCTTTTGTATACAACCTCATACGCATCCTCATTTATGATTTTCTTTAAATACCTTTTGTATATTATGTCAGTCAGCGGCATGTTGCGGTTATTGACGATCCCGTTGATGGCTCTCTTACAAATGAACTGATCGTCGAAATCGAATACACCGCGGACATCTATGATGACGTTCATGTCCTTTTGAAGTTTGTTAAGATCATTGAAAGTCATCGTTTTTAGCTGCATATTGGTGATATTGTCGTGATGATAGAAGCAGATATATTGTGCGTTGGGAACGGTAACCTGTTGAACATTATTCTTCAGTATATCAATGGTCGAGTCATATACCACATTATCTACAGTCTTTAAAGTCACTGGAGCGGTCTTGAGAAAGTTACCAAAAGTCTCATTTGAGAGGCATTCCATAGTCGTAAGATTTCTATCAATTATTCTCATGTGATTGAAATCATTCTTGAACTCGAACATATCTTTCTCATCCTGTACAGCCATCATATACCAGCATTTAACTTGATCACATTGACCTTTAACACAGATGACGGCATTCTCTCTATACAAATTGTTGATACCAGTAAAGACACCTTCACCCTTACATAAGTGGTCTTCTATCTTTATGGGCATCGAATTGAATTTTTCTATGATTGCGTTAGGCTTATTTTTATTTTGATAGATACATGATAATGACATCAACAATAGTATTATTATAGAAAAAAACACACCTAATATAACATACATAATATTAATTTAGAATAACATAAAAATAACACAAACAACATTTATTTTTTGATATCAAGCTTACTGGTAGCCGTTAAATCTCTCGTAGTCCATAAATCGTGACAATCAGTAGGAAGATTCTGTTTAATGTCGAAACCTGTGCACATCTTAAGTCTGATGCCCTCAGCCTTCAAAGACACTTTGTCATTTAATCGTATGAAGTGTTCAACATTATTAGAATTATTGGTCTGCGCATTAAGATTCGTTCTAGTAATCTGTGCTTTTATAAGACCATCGAGAGATTGTTTAGTCTGTTCAATTTCTTTTGTTATACCTGTTATATTATTGGTATTCGATTCAATTCGTTGGTTAATATTCTCTAATTCAGTAGAAGTAGCAATTTTAAGCTTCTTTAAATCCTTGATTTTATCATCTCCCACAATTTCGTTTAGGCGCGCCTGATTTTCACTATTAAGATATATAACATTATCGGAACCATTCTTTACAATGGGCGCATAAGTATTCGATACAAACTCCTTCGTGGGATATTCCTTCTTAATTTTTGTGATGTAATCAGGTAGACTTACATTAGTTAAACCAGTATCAGTCCTCAAGATAAATTTGTTTCCTTCCTCATCCAATGCGATGTTTTTAATACTCTTATTTGTGGATTCTTTCAAGCTACTTATCTCTTTAGCATTATTATCAATAGTAGCTTGCATGTTATTCAATTGACCAGTAGTTGCAATATTCATTTGTTTCATATTTTTAATCTTGTCGTCACCTACGATATCATCCAGGCGCTCCTGCTTAGCTCTATTAAGATAGACAACAACATCCTCGGAACCATTCTTCACAATGGGCGCATAAGCATTCGATACAAACTCCTTCGTGGGATATTGTTCCATTTTTAGTTCCGTCTTAATTTTTGTGCTGTAATCAGGCAGACTTACATTAGTTAAACCAGTATCAGTTGTCAACATGAATCTGTTTCTCTCCTCATCCAATGCAATGGTTTTTATACTCTTACCAGTGGAATCTTTCAAGCTACTTATCTCTGCAACATTTTTATCTATAGTGGTCTGCATGTTATTTAATTCATCAATAGTTGGTATATTCTTCTGTTTTAGATTTTTAATGATGTCGTCGCCTACGATATCATCTAATCGCTTTTGCTTTATTTCGTTCAGATAAACGATCCCTGTGTCATCTTTACTTATAGGCGCATACATACTTGCCACATCAGTTGTCTTAGCGTATTGATCCATGCTTGGTATTGGTAGATCAACAATATCTAATTGTCCTTTTGTATTCGTCAGCAATAATCTGTTATTCTCCTTATCCAATGCAATTTTGGTAATACTTCCCATATCATCTATTTTCACCTGGCCCATACTCGTCCAACCTTTACCATCAGATCTATTCACCTGGATGATGTTGTTGTCGGTAAGCTGAATATCGATGATCGGCTTTATTTTTGTCAATTCGCCAAGTGCATCTGAAGCAGCCCCCTTAGTCTCATATCTGGCATCTAAAAAGTCAGTTATAGATTGCGTGTTGTTTTTGCTGTTCATCTTAATTTTTTCTAAGGAATTTCCACTCAATATGATTTCGTCAGCTGAAATTGTCTTTGATCCAACACTATCAACATTTATAGATCTAGGCAAATATTCGTTGATCTTTAAGTGCATGTCATTTTTGATATCTTTATATAAATCATCTTTGTTATTTTTATTATAAAATGTATTATTCTGCTGAATACCTAAAGTTTTAGAATATGCTTCAACATTATCTTTCAACTTATTAATCTCTTCTTTTACATTTATTTTTCCACTTTCATCCCCTATAAACATAGAAGGAGACGTGACTGCCATAGGGTAAAGGTGCTTACCGTTAATTTCAGCTCTCACTTGTTCAGGTATTTTGTTGTCCTCCTTTTTATAAGCATTTATTTTGTCTTCGATGAAACTTCCTAGTCCCTTATTATTATTATCTTTGATGTTGTCGAATTTATTGAACCTTACAGTCGTATCATTGAAGTTCGCGCCTTGATCGTTGAAATTGAATACACTGTCATCATTCGCCCAATTCACTGCAGTTCTTGATAAGTTCATGGTTCCATATCGCATCGACATGTTCGCATCATCCATACCAATATTAACACCTTCTTTGAATTTCATGGCTTTATTCGGTTGAATAAAAGGCCCCGATGATTGAAAATCTTTCTCATACATAGGGACAGTCTGAGGGAAAACACCGTTATTATCTAAACCCATCGTCTTCTTCACCACGTCTGAGAACTTGACTCCATTCACCACCAGTTCCCGAGAGAGTGTGAGATTGTCCGCGCTGACATCACGCGCTTTCAAGTTATTATTGGAGACTTTGTTAAGGATCGTATCGCTCGACACATAGTTGTTGAAAGCGCGGTTAAAATCATCTTGAGAATTAGTTACTTTGTTCTTGATATCAGACGTATTTTCATTGATTTTAATTTGTAAATCACTATTGTCTTTATTCAAACTCTGCAGAATTTCCAGCTTAGTCTTCACAGCATTTGCCTCGATTCTCTCAGTGTTCTTTGCAATTCTGTCATTCAAGTCTTTTAGGGTAATCTCGCCGCTCAAACCACCATTGATGCTCTGAAGCATCCTCTTCAATTCGTCATTATTTTTCTTTATAGAATCCACGTTCATATTCATCTTGGAATCTATATCGGTAATATCCTTTTTAGATTTTTCCACCTCCTTAAATATATCTGTTGATGGCATGACTTGATTGATCTTTTGGGGAATATCAACCATTCTAAGATATTCATTTTGAATATCCTTTATCTTATTCGCGTTATCGGTTATGTTGGTATTAATAGTATTGATAGAGTTTTTATTAGTTTCCGTTTGCGCAATAAGTGTATTCATGTTGTTATACTGTGGCTTAGAATCGAAGTAGAGTTTGTTTATTTCAGATTCCAGATTGTTCTTATCAACAAAGGTGTTTTTATAGAAAGTATCTCTTGTATTAATATCATTTTGAATGCCAAAATCAGCTTGTTTATAAGCGTTCATCAGGTTGTCTATGCGGGAATCTGTGTTTTCCCCTATTTGTTTGATGAGGTCCTTTGAAGATTTATCGAGAGTTTTGCTGTCTAAGAATATTCCAGAGATTTTCTGGTTGATGAGGTTCAAGTTACTGTTATAGAGACTTGTAGAATAGTCATAGTTGTTCTTCAGTTGAGTGTTCGTCTGAGATTGAAAGAGTCCGTAATCCGCCATTAGGTCTTTATGGGATGAAGATAGAAGGGAATGATTCGTATTTATGGTGTCCAGTTCAGATTTATTGAATATCTTATAATCGTCGAGACTCTTTTTGATGGTATCAGCTCTCTTATTAATTATTTCATTGTTAGTCCTCATAGTGTCTGTCATTCCGATGACGTTGGCATTGGTGATATTTCTGAAACTTTTTAAACTTGAATCGACATTCTCAGTTCGCAATTTAGATTCGTATTCAACTTTTTTTAGATTTTCCCTTATATCCTTGTGTTGCCCTACAATCTTAGTATCATTTTCGTTGATTTTTTTTATCATTGCGATGATTTGTGCTTTTGTTAATTCATTATTAGCGAGTATCTGTTTGTCCATATTATCAGATTTGGATCTGATCGATGATATGTTTTTATTATTCCTAGTGATGAATAACGTCGAGGAAGAAGCTATAGCTAATGTTATGATAGAAACAATGATAGAAAGTGCCTGATACATTTCACACTATTATATTATTAATCACAAAAATAAATTTTCAATAAAAAAGTAAAAAGTTAAGATGCGGATAATAATTTCCTAAATTCTGGAACTGACGTTATGTTCTTCAACCACTCATTAGAGTCAGGCAGACTCACTTCGTTCTCTATGTTAGACAGAGAAATTGCAACATCTTCTTTGTTTACGACGCGTATTTGTGCGTCTTCTTCTAATACGTCCATAATGAAATTAGTTTTATCGTTGATAAGCCTGTCATTGAACATTGTCGATTCGATGACTTTGTTCAGATTGCTAATATCTTTTTCCATGTAGCTGTGCATGTCCTTCCTCAGTTGATTCATTAGTCTTCTGTTGTTGTATATAAAGTATACGAGAACCAATAGTAAAATAATGTTCATTATAAAACCCAGTATGATGATATCGTTCAACATATTTTATTTTTAAATTATGAATAGAAATAAAATAAAAGATACCAACATATATCAAATAATTTGTATTTTATAAGGCAATGTTGAGTTAATGACATAGACGGCTATAGATAAGGCAATTGGCAACACCAGTATTTCAGGTTTCACATTCGTATTACCATTTATCATCTCGTATATAATTCTCGCAAAGATTCCAAATAGAACTATCAACACTGCGCCTTTAAATATATCAGTTATGATATCTTTTTTCTCCTTCGTGTTGAAGGTCTGTTTCTGTAAGATGACGTGTGCGGACATCTTATTTACTTTTTATAATTATATTTCTTCGGGAATCGTGTTAATGGTGTTATTGTTGGTGTTATTGTTGGTGATTTCATTAGCATTTAACAAATACCACACATTCAGCGAAGTAGTTCTACCTGGTCTCTGCGCTCTTCCTATGATCTGTGTTTCAATATCGTTATCGAACTTGTGAAACAATACGACGTCTGTAGTGTTCTCAAGATTAAGCCCGCTACCGTATGCGTGCGAATTCACCAACAGCACTTGTAAGTCTCCGTTGCGATATTCATAGACATTCTTGTTAATAGAATTGCCCTTTAACTTGGCATATTTAATACCAGATGCTTTCAATGAGTTCTCTATATCAACGAAACTGTTATCATATTCAGAGAAAATAAGCATCTTTGTATTGCTTTTGATGTCCCTCAACATCTTATTAAATTGCGCCAGTTTTGTTGGGTCTGGTTCTTCTATCATCTGGTTAAATTCGGGATCCTTGACGATGAATATGTCGTTCTCAACATTGATATCTTTCTTACACAGAGGGCACGCGGGTTTTCTTTTTAACCATTCCGTTAAACACTTGAGACAGAATGCATTATTACAGCATTTCGTTATAGTTTTCGTGGTTTGTGTATCCAAACATATCATACAAAGTTCGCTCTGTAGGATTCGATCTTCTATAAGTTTCATTTTGTTCAGTATAGATTCTTGTTCTTGCTCGAGTTTTTGAATCTTTCGTCTCTTAATCTCTTCACTCAAATAGATGGTCTCATTCGCGATCCTTAGTTCTACGTTGATGTTATTAAGTTTGATGTTTAAGCCTTGTTTAACGGCATTGATGATATTTGATTCTGTGTCGACATTCTCTTGATTAACATATGAAATTGCCCCTAAGGTATCTCCAGCGTTTAAGCATTGGATGATATTGGATTGCACAACACCATTCAGAATGGATATGATGCCGCTATCCTTACACTTGATAATGTGTCGGTTTAACTCTGGGAGATTAAAAGATTGCTCTACATATTCATCACTGTTTCTGATGACAATTTTGTCTATGAGTCTGTTGAGAACTTGGTTCTTTGTCTTATAGAAACTCATGAATATATTCTTGACGTATGCGTTATTAGAGATACCTGAGCTTATTAAGTAACTGTTCTCCCAGTTTCTGTATTCATAATTCCATCGTGGGTAGGGATTCAGTATGTTCTTAAAGGAAGCACTGACGAACCAATAGAAATTTGCAGGGATGTGCTTGGCATTTGGTGTGTTCATGCTGTCTGCTTCGTCGAAGAATACTCTATTCACGAAATAGTTCTCACTAAAGATGTGTTCTTGCACTTTTCTATAGAAAGTCCCGCTGATCAGAATGATGTCAGATTGTTTTAGTTTATCATCTAATTTGTTTAACGCCTTCGTGGTATTAACTATATAGTAAGTGAAGTTTGGATTGGCAGCCTTGATGCAGTTGTCCCATTGTTTGATTATACTGTGAGGGACGACAATCAAGTTAGCGTTACATTTGGTGTATTCGTGAGATGTGTCTTTGAGTTGCACATTGATGTTGTTGAATCCATACATCTGTGTATGTTTGAATTGAACGAGTGGTCGTTTGTTGGTTTCTATCAAAGCTAAGATTGAGAAGGACTTTCCACTACCTACTTTATCGGCGATCACTCCTATGTTTGACTTGATGTTTTCGAATCGGCAGTCTAAATATTCGTCGTCTGTAAATTGAACACCGTTGTTTTCTAAATCTATGCATTTACTAACTAGGGATAGTTGATGATTCTTTAGTTTAATTTTCCAGTTCAAGGGTTGAGCTATTTGATCACTATTATCTGTGATTTCATTGACATAATATTTCCTATCTGCAGAAGGCATTATTATATTAGTTTTAAGTTATTTTTTTAAATAATACAGACGAAAAAACGCATTTATTTGTTGTTGTTGATCTTAGACATTGCGCCTTGATGCAGTTGTCCCATTGTGTCCATGATGCCACTGACAAACATATTGAAAGGGATTATACCGTTGAACAAGCTCATCTGGGTTAGGATATCGGTGTAGGCACGTATTGCTCTCAGTCCGTCGTCTTTATAGAGGAAGAACTTTTTGGAATACATGATGTTGGCGATTATGGAGCCGTGCACTGCCATCGATATGAGATATAGGACGTAATCTTGGGCGAATTGAACAGCAATCATTGATAAATCGACCCCTTCTTTTAATGTCATCATGGTGTTAACTAATAATCCGATAGTGGTCATTGATATGACAGTTATCAGTATCTCTATACCTAAGAATAGAAAGAGCATATTTACCAAAAGAGGTGGATTTTCGTGTCTCACATAGACTTTTTCTGTATATATTTGAGAAGTGTAGTTTGAGGCGATGGTAATTGCGGCAATTGATAGGGCGAGCTTTATTACTTTCATTGCAGCAAATACTCCTAAAACTGTCTTATCCATTTGCTTATTATTTATATATTATAAATAAAAATAAAAAGGATGGATGAATCATTTGATGGTGGTGCACCAGCTTTCGCAGCTGTTGCTGCGAAGAGATTTGCTAAGGAAGCTGCGAAAGTTGCTGCTAATCAGGGAAAGCTGTTTGTAAAAAATCAGAGACAGGCCCTTGAGAATGCTGCTAAGAATATCGATATGAACAAATTAATTAATCAGGGACAGCAGTTTGCAAAGACTCAGGGACAGACCCTTATAAATAATGCGAGAGCTGCTGTGACTGATTTAAAGACTCAGGCGACGGGTTTCATGAAAAACAGTATGAATAATATGCAGAGTAGTTTAGCCGGTGTAACGAATACAGCTACGGATGGAGCGAATACAGCTACGGATGGAGCGAATACAGCTACGGATGGAGCGAATACAGCTACTGGTATTGAGAAAAGTGCTCAGAGTAATGTGGATAGCATAACGGCATCATATAGTATAAAAGGCATAATGTCAAATGTCTATGGACAACATCCTATAATATATATATTAGCGTTCAATTTTGTTTTAAGGGCTATTCTTCTTGTAAGTTTCCGCATAAAACCTAAGGCAAAGGATAAGATTCACTTGGAACATTCTAAAAGTGCGTTGGGTATTTCTCTAGCGTCTTTATGTATAGCAGGATATATACATTATGTGAATATGACTGCGAATAAACAAAGCAAATATAACGAACAGCTAAGTGTGTTGTTATTCATTCTTCTATATGTTGTGATCCTATATGATTTGTTAATACCACTGTTTCAAAAACATAAGGGTAAAGGTAAAGTAGCTAAACAAGGTTCGTTAGCTGGTTTGATTCTTCTTCCAGGTTTCCTTTTATTTTTGATGTTATTTGTATCAAAAGAAATCGATGCGAAGATGAAGCTGGATGTTAAGATTCTAAATAATAATAGTATGCTGATGATATTTTTTACGTTAGCAGCATCTGTCTTCATATCGATTGTGAGTTTTATCACTTTATATACAGAAGAAATAGCAAATAAAAAGACTTCAGAAGAACAGGTTAAACTCATGAAATCATATTATATCATGTTGATGATTGCGGTGTTCATCTTAGCGCTTGTTATTGAATATACTTTGAGTAAATAGATGATGATGATGATGATGATGATGATGATGATGTTTTGTCTGATTTTAATTTTCCAAAATTTTAATTTTAATTTTAAATTTTCATCATCATCATATCAAAAACATTTTTCTCTCCCATACCCGTCATTAAGTATGTCTTATATAGCAATCAGCGAGGTAAAAATAGAACTCAAATAACAATGAAAGCTACACACAGTTTTCGCGACTTACATATGAGATCCTTCGATAACTGTATAAGGAATATATCTATAGAATGTATATGAAAACTCTTTATAAAAGTATATGAATACAATACTATCTTAGCCAAAGGCTATATCTGCTATAAAGTCTATATTAATCAATAAATAACCTTATATAGTTATTAGAGAATCCCTTATAAATCCCTCGAGAAGTCCATATGGATTGCGCGAATGTCATTTACATTGATGGTTGAGATCCAATTTCATTTTCAAAAAATAAAAAATAAAAAATCATCATCATTGTCATCATCATATTAATATTTGGCTGCGCAACATTCGCGACTTACATATGAGATCCTTCGATAACTGTATAAGGGATATATCTATAGAATGTATATAGAAACTCTTTATAAAACTATATCAAGATACAGGGTATGTAGCTTCGCAATGATAATGATTACTGTTATTAACATATTAATGTCTAAAGAAAATTATATGGATATGTTAGAAAGTTCCTTATAAATCCCTCGAGAAGTCCATATGGATTGCGCGAATGTCATTTACATTGATGATCGAGATCCAATTTTATTTTTAAAATTCAAAATTCAAAATAAAAAATAAAAAATAGTTTGATGTCTCATCATCATCATCATCATCCTTTTTTTGAAACATATAATCCTAAAACTATAAACATATTAAATATCATTTTCATTTTATCATCCGATATCTTAACAAACTGCTGTAAAGAAAACAGAACCGCCATTATAACACTCAAGATAATCCCAAACTTCTTATTGAATAGTTCAACTATAGCCAAAGTTATCTTAGAAACATCACCTGTCTTCATGTAAGACGCCGCAAACAACGGTATCGAGTAAAACATCACAGACAAAATCCATGATATACTTGATTTTAATATCACATTATTCGCTATATGCTTCTGAAAGACTTGCACCTCATGAGTTAGCTTAGTTCGTATCAATAATAATCCAAAAACCACTATGGCAATCGCACCTAAAACTATTGCAATTTTTATCGGATCAACCACCATAGATATAGCACCCATAAATACTATTATAAATGGAATGAAAATTATCACAAGATTCCAGTTGAAGTTGAGTATGAAATTTACAATAGAAGTTATCATCCTATCTATAGAACCAGCATTCGCACTCGATGTATTCGTAGGCAACGCATTTTGTAGTGCACTCATCACAGTAATAGCAATTAATAGGTATCGTATCAGATCTTTGTCTTCCAATTTATAATCAGCTTTCATTATGAAAGACAACACAAACACTAAAAAGAATGAAAACAACTGAAAATAAGGTGAGTATTTCTTCTTTGAGTTATACATGATATTCACATTTAAACTAAACGATAATAACACGATTATAAGGTATATAGGAAAGACATATAGAGCATTCTCAAGAGATTCCTTCATGTAATAACCAATCTTTTCGTCTAAATCATCCAGGACCATGCCAGATAGATAAGAAACAACATATCCCATCCATTTAAATATATAAAATAGTAACATGATGTAGATCAGCGTGTATACATATACAATTATATACATCAGAGTTGAGGTATCTTTTGAGAAGGTGACGTCCCTGAATGTTCTATATGTGAGCAAATTTGCTATTATCAAGATGAATATGAAGCCTACCATATATTTTGAAGGCATCTTCTTAGACATTGATGATGACATTGATGATGACATTGATGATGACATTGATGATGGCAACTTAGGCAACTGCAATTTAGGCATTGACATTGATGATGACATTGATGATGACATTGATGATGACATTGATGATGACATTGATGATGGCAACTTAGGCAAAGGCAACTTTTTTAAAATATTCATCATTTTTACTAACTAACTATTACATTAAACACATATTATTTAACAGTGGCTTTAATAATCCACGCCAACACGAAGAGTGAGACTGGATACATTAACTTAATAAGAGTTTCCTTATTTCTGGACAAATTTGTGTTTTCTAAGTAATCTCTTAACATTTCAGAGAGCGTCTGGTGCATACTCAAGGCAAATATAATAATTAAAGCTATACTTAAAAAACGTATCATCTCACGCTGTTTGCTCAATATTCTATCGAAAATTGACCTCCTCTCATAACTTTCTTTATATTCCATTTGTTTGCTTCTTTTTTGATTTTCTATCTCTTTCTTCAACAACTGCATCTGATTCTTGAGCTCAGTTTCATTGATGTTTTGAAGTAATTCAGATTGATTATATATACTCGATTTATCCTGCATAATCTGACGAGGGAGCTGTTGCTGCGGCTGCTCTTGAAGTTGAGGCCGATGTTGCTCTTGAGGTCGATGTTGCTCTTGAGGGTCTGGATATTCAGTGCTCATGTTCGGGGAATATTCGACATTAGTAACCTTTTTGTCAAAATCAAAGCTATTGACATCAACTGTCTCTGGTTCGGAATAGGCTGAATATAAATCTGTTCCAAACTGTGCATTCATTTGAATATGTATTTATTTATAAGAAGGTAATTTATTCATACTTCAATTTCATGTCAAAGCATTTACATAACCTCTGTAGCTCATCTTCGTCAATAGAGTGCACCTTATATCCCCCATATTCACATAGTGCCAACTCCATTTTTGCAGATTGCTTGTTTCTAAATACTTTTATCTCATTGGTAGTCGTAGTCTTAACTTTGATGTTCGTCAGAGTATAGCACGAATAGTTGGTGAGTTTCTTAGGATAGAAGTTGTCGGAGATGATGTAGATCTGTGCAGGTATAGTCTGCATATACCGTATAGGTATATAAATCTCCATAGAAGCATAATGAAATGAAAAATATTATAGTCTTATTATAAAATAGACCGATGGTGTTCACTGTTAATTTGGAGGAGTTAAAAGAAGTCGTAGACGCAGAACAAACTATTTCTGGTATAGACAAGTTAAATAAATTTCAAAAGCTGTTTGGACTGATGAAGACTTTTCTTAAAAAACGTAAGATAATCCTATATGGTGGAACAGCCATGAACTTGCACCTTCCCGATCATAGCAAGATCTACACCGATGAAGACTTCCCAGACTTTGACTGTTTCTCTTTAAATCCCAAAAAAGATTCAGAGGACTTAGCCAATATATTTAGCAAGAACAACTACAAGTATATAGAAATAAAACATGCTATACATGACGGCACATACAAACTATACGTAGACTTTGAACCTGTTCTCGACATGACCAAAATATCAAAGGCGAATCACGATGTGCTCCTAAGAGAAGCGTGTGAGATCGATGGCTACTATGTCACAAGCATCAAGCACCTTAAGTCAGCATTGTATTTGGAGCTGGCCATACCACAGGGAGCTCTATTCAGGTGGCAAAAAGTAGTGCAACGTGTTAAACTCATGGAATCTGAGTTTAAAAATAATAAATCATCATTCTCCATCAAAAATATCCAGTTCATATCATTCAATAAAAACATCAATAATACCATCGCTCTCATGAGGAGTTATGCTATAGAGAATGGTATGGTATTAGCGGGCAACGATGCCATAGAGTATCATCTTGGAGAAGACGATAAAGAGCATTGTAGGAATGGACTATATATGCTCACGACTTCTACGGGACTGTTCCAGTGCCTATCCACAAACATGAAACCCACTGTTGATTACTTCAAGAAGATCATAGAAAAGGCTAAATTCAAGAACGTCGTAGTAAAGGAGGAAAAGCATGATTTCATCACTCCGTATACTAAGATATTCGTATCATATTACGATGACACATATACTTTTGAGAAATTTAAGCTGAATATATGCACGGTCTTCGCGGTTGATGAGCACTGTTATTCTTTTATTAAGAGCAACAGTGTGAAATATGCATCAATATTCTATGTTCTACATATTCTGTATTATTCTTTGTATAAGAATAAGGAAGACGACATTGATAAGGTGAATATAAAGAATATTATTAACAGTTTGGTGAAGAGAATAAATATTAATTCTTTCAAGACGGAATGTTACGGGAGTGAGAAAACCATGAACGAGATTAGGAGACAAAGATGGGATGATAATAAACCCGTAGTTTTACTACGATTGAATTAAAAATATTATATTTAATAAAATAAACAAGAATGAAACAAGAGATGTATATGTTCGGAATTATTCTCATGATTATGACACTGATTAGCGCTTTTGGGGGTGCCATCAGATACAAGGAAAATTTCATCGAAGAAATTTTGGATTTACTTGATGATGAGACGGGACCAGTTGAAGGTTCTAACACAAACGATTTGGCGGACAACTCCATGCCTGTGCCTAAGAACAACGATGAAAGCTTAATTAATGAAGCACCCGTTGAAGAAGAAGCCAGGGAAGAGGTAATGGCTCCTCCAACTTCTATGGCGCCTGTTGCGATGGAGCCTGTTGCGATGGAGCCTGTTGCGATGGAGCCTGTTGCGACTGTAGAGGGTTATGCTGAAGTTGAGGCTTATGAACAGCATCAATACGCCATGGTTTAAGGAAATTTTATTTTGATTTAAAAATATTTTCACAAATAAAAAAACAAATTGAAGGCACACAAATGAGCACTCCTAAACTTAACTGGTTGAAGGTGACAACTTTTCCTTACAGATACTTAAGGTTCTCGAAAAATGTAGCGACAAGGAAACCACATATGATAAAAAAGCATGTATTGAACTTTTCAATTCAATGCACACCAGGTTTTGTTACAGCGGTTTTAAGTGATATCTTATTTGAAGATGATCATTCGCATTTTGTAACTCACTATGTAGCGAGTTATTGTATAAATATATTCGTTTCTACAACTTTATTTACTATTGTCAATAGTTTGTCATTGCGTGGAGAGGGAGAAGATAATATATAGTTTTGTTTAGTCATCAAAAGCCAAAGCCAGAACACACATTTTCATGGTGTCGGCTTTTCTTTTTTTTAAGTTGTTATATTTGTTCTTCACTCTAACTACGCTCTTACAATATGTCTTAGATTTGTTTGTTATTTCAATCTCCAGTTCGATAGAACTTTTAGTATTGAAATCTATGATATAATACGCTTCGTTGCGTTCGTCATATAAGATGTTGTCGAGGTGAATTCCACAACCACCGAGCCTTACGAGGTCTCCATGATAGAGGTCGTTTTTGTGAAGCTCGTTCAAATATTCATATATGAATGGATGAGCATCTTGAATGATGCTATTGTCGCACTCACTTAAGGGAATTCCTTTCTTTTCCATTATCAAAATGTTAGTGTTGTCGCATTTCTGTAGGTAAAACACCTTAGGATGGTGCATTCTCACATAATCAGAAGCGAGGAGTTTTGAGTAATGTTCAAAATCCTCATCAGAGAGGATCTTGACACAAATGTTGTCAGTTAGGGTAATAATTCCGTTCATTGTTAGTTTATAGTTGTGTATAATTTATTTATGTCTATCAATTTATCTTTTAAAATCATTTTTTACTGTTTTTAACAAAAATGTGCATAATATAGGCATATAGACTCATAGCTTGAGTTCCTTATAGAGATATATAGGGATATATAGAGATATATAT